CTGGGTCGGCGCCAGGAGGACGCGGCCGGGTTCGCTGGCCGTGTCGACGAGATACACGCTGCTCGTGAGCGTCTGCTGCGTGCCCGCTTCGTCGCGGTACTTCACACTGGTGACGCTCACCAGTGGCGCGGCGCGTGGCAGGCGGATGTCGTCCGACCACCTGTCCTGTGTGTAGACCCACGTCTGCGTGATGAGCGCCCGTCCCAGGTATTCCTCCACCGCCGCACGCGCCGCGCGGATCGTCATCACAAGCTGGACGTCCTCGGTCGTCGTCTCGACTTTGAGGTGTAGCTTGGCGTCGTCGACCGAGATCGGCTCGGTCTGCGGGGCCGTCAGGAGCGTCCACGCTGCGTTCATCGTGACTCGCGCTTGCGTTCCGGGGGCGCCAGGGGCCGCCCCTCTGGCGGTTTCATGTCACGCGCGGCCGCCACCGGAGCATCGGCGGGCGGCTCGTCGTCCATCCGCACCGCCGCGCCCGTCGCAACCAGCGCCTGGGCCACCACGACCGGGAGGTCATAGACCACGCCGGTGTCCAAGTGCACGGCCGTGCCCGCGTCGTGAAACACTCGCGGGCGGGTCATCTCCACGCGCACGCGTCCCCCTCGCATGGGTGGGTGGTCCACCGAGCCCGAGCCGGGGGCGGCGCGAGCCCGGTGGCCACCCGGGTGGCCTAGGGGCCACGGGTCAGCCGCTTACGACGCGGCCTGCGTCACCGGCGCCACGGACGGCGCACTGAGCACGGCCGCCGCAGCGATGAGCCAGGCGCCCGTGTTGTTCGCCGGCGTGATAGTCAGCCGGGTGTATCGTTTGTTGCCGATGTACCCGAGCTTCCGCACTTCGTTGTCGTCGTCGAACTGGAAGCCCGCCGCCGTCTCCGGCGCGGTGCCGGACGTCTGGCTGACCATGTCGGCATCCGCGACCGCGGCCGCGTCGGAGAGCCCGGAGTTGTCGCCCTCCTCGAGGAGGACGGCAAAAGTCGCGTCGGCATCGGCGACCGATCCGGTGAGGATGAGGTAGGTCAGGGCGTCGTAGCCCTGCCGATCGATGATCGCGCCGACCTGCGCGGTGTTGTCCGCCGCCCCGGAGACGGGCGCGAGGACTTTCTTGATCTGCACGTTGTTCGCCTGGTCACGCATGGGTTGCCACTCCTCGGTCTGGGTCAGGGTGAGGGGCGGAGCTCGTGCGCCCCCCCCTCACGAGGCCTACGAGAACTTGAGGAACTTGATCGCCTCGAAGTCGATCACGTCCCCGCCCACACGCGCCGTCGTGTAGAACTGGACGTAGGGCTTGTTCGTGTACGGGTCGCGCAGCATTCGAATGCCGAGCCGGTCGACGATCTGGTAGCCGGCCGCGAAGTCGCCGAACGCGATGCCGAGGGCGCCCGTGGTCGTGTAGGCGACCAGGTCCTCGACTTCGGTGATCGGGTAGCTCAGCAGCGTGCTCGGCTGGCCGGCTTCCATCGACGGCAGCCAGATGTACTGGCTGTTCGACTGCAGCTGGCGCACCGCGCCGAGCGTCACGCGCGGCATGCAGAACCGGGCGTTCTGCCGGTAGCCCGGTTTCAGCGCGTGCACGAGGTCGATGAGCTTGTTCGACCCGTTCGGGGCGGTGCCAAACGAGCCGTTCGCCCCGGTGTTCACGTGCTCGAGCACGCCCCACATCCGCGAGCTGTCGGCCGTGGCGGCCGTGGTGTACGAGGCGAAGCCGCGGGGCTGATTGACGCCACTGCCGACGACGAACGCGGCGCCCTCGGTGCGCGCCATCTTGTCGGCGACCTTGTCCATCAGCATGGCTTCGACGTCCACGGACGCGTCGTCGAGCAGCTTCTGGGTGACGCCCGGGTTCTGGAACTGCTCGTGCACCGGGACCTCCCAGCGCTTGAGCGTCGGCGTCGCGGTCGCCGCGCGGGAGGCCGTCTCCCCGACCCAGCCGCCCCCGGTCAGGTCGGTCGTGTCGGCCAGGCCCTCGAGCTTGTCGGTCGAGATGCCCTGGACGGCCGCGATCTGCCGGATGGGCGAGAGGTCGAACCGGCGCTTCACGAACCGCCCGCCCATGTCGGGCAGCACGAGGTAGCCGCCGTCGGGGTCGCTGCCAACCGACATCGCGCGCCGGTCGAAGTTTGCCGCGTCGGGTCCGCAACGGATGTAGAGGTCGAACCCGGTCCGGTAGGCCCGGTACTCCTCGGCGGTGAGCTCAGCCGGGATGGGGCGGCCCTTCTCCGTCGCGAAGGCGCGGATGGCGATGTTGAAGGCCTTGAGTTCGTCACCGGCCTTGTCCTCGCCCGGCGCGCCGAAGCGCGCGAGCTTGTTGACCTTCCCCTCGAGCGCCGCGAACGCATCGACGATCCGGCTGTGCTTGTCGAGTTCGGCGTTGAGCTTCTCCAGCTTCTGCTCGATCAGGGGGTCGGCAACGCCCTTCTCGGCGATCTCCTTCAGCCGCTGGTTGTTCGTGGTCTTGAACTCCTCGAACGCGCGGTTCTGCGCGTCGATCGCGGCCTTGACGTCAGTCAGATCCATGGTCACTTCTCCGTGAGGATGGCGGAGCCCTTGCGCAGGCCCGCCGTGATGGCCGCCAGCACGTCTACCTCCGACGCAACCTCCCGCTGCGCGAGGCGGTAGCCCTTGGCGATGATGGACTTCGCGTCCGTCCGGGAGAAGCCGGCATCCCGCAGGATCTCCTCGATCTCGCGCTCGGTCGGCCAGCGGTCCTCCGCCTTGACGGCGGTGACCCTGGCAGGGTCGTTGGCTGGGAAGGTCACGAGCGACACTTCCCAGAGGTCGATGTCGGTCAGCGTGCGAATGCCGGTCTCTTCGTCGATCTGCGATTTCCTGGTGCGGAACCCGATCGAGAGCCCGGAGAGCGCGCCCATCTTCAGCAGGGTGTGCGACTCGCGCCCGAGTTGGGTGTCCGCCAGGTGCCCCTTCACGTAGAGGCCTTTCTCGTCCTCGCGGAGCTCGTCCCAGACGCCGGTCGGCTGGCCCGGGTCGTGCTGCCAGAGCAACGCCGGCGTGCGCTGCTTCGACTTCCACTCCTTCAAGCTGCGCGCGAACGCCCCGGCGGCGACGACATCCGCGTACGCGTCGACGACACCGAAGACGGAGCCGTAGCCTTCGAACGCGCGGGCCTCATCATCAAGCGCCTTCGCCTCGAACGGCACGATGCGATGGTCAAGACGCATGGGACTTCTCCTCGATGGCGGCCTTCACCTGCGAGGCGACCAGGTCCTCGAGGCTCGCCAAGGGCGCCAGGTTCGTCGGGGCTAGGTAGACATCCCCGCCGTCGATGGGGTTCATGTCCTCGAGGCGGCGCACGTCGTTCGGGCTGAGCCAGCCGTTCTGCACGCCGCGGGCATAGGCCATGTAGCGGCTGTTGATGTCGCCGCGAAGCCAGCCTTCGAGCTTGAACTTGCAGAAGAACCGCGCGGGGTTCTTGACGAGCGCCTGGTCGAGGCGCTGCTCCCACATCGTGAGCCAGGGCAGGATGGTGAAGGTCAGGAACCCGATCTGCTGCTGCTCGATGCCGGTGCCCCACGAGGTCGATTTCTCGGTGTCGCCGATCATGTGCGGCGGCACGTGGAACCACCCGGCGATCTCGCTCCGCTGGAACTTCCGGGTTTCCAGGAACTGCGAGTCCTGCGCGCTGAGGGTGACCTTCTCGATCTCGATGCCTTCCTCGAGCACGGCCACGCGCCGGCGATCCTTGCCGCGACCATAGGTTTCGGCAAAGGACGTCTCGAGGTTGTGCTTGGCCTTGTCCGACAGCGCCCTGGGGTGGCGCAGGACGACGTCCGGCGTCGCGTCGTTGGACCAGAACTCGCCGGCGTACGTCTGCGTCGCCAGCGCGCCACCCAGTACCTCGCGCGCATCGCGCAGCACCGGGCGCCCCAGGACCCCGTCGGTGCTGAGACCCTGCAGGTGCAGGATCTCGTCGGCGGGAATCGGCAGCCGCGTCCCATTGCGCCGCTCGAGGGTGTACTGTGGCGGGTTGAACTCGTCCGGCTGCTCCACGATCATCCGATCGGGGTGAATCGGGATGAGCTCGATGAGCTGCTCGCTGCCATCGAACGTGGTGGTCGACCAGTTCGCCCAGGCGAAGGCGTTGCCGCGAAGCAGTGTGTGCGCCTGCATCATCTGGACGAAAGCGAAAGTCGTCTGCCAGGCGTTGGGTTGCCGGAGCGCCCGAACGAGCGGGTGCCTCGTCGCCGGCTGGCGACTATCGTCCGCCGTCCGCTCATACACCCCGAGCGGCAGACTTGCGACCGTCCGACTGATGAGCGAGATGCACGTCATGACCGCCGCCACATTGAAGGCCGTCGCCTCGGTGACCGCCGCGCCGGCGCTGTTCTGGCTGCCCTTCGTCAGGAACGCGTAGAGGTCCGCCGAATCGCTGATGCTCCGTCGCTCGAAGAGCGCCAGGAAGGGGTTCTTCATCGGCGTGTCTGCCCACGAGCCTGGAGCCCACCGGCGACGAACAACACGATGCCGGCCACCAGACACGCCCACCCCACGCCGAACAGCAGCCAGAGTCCGGCAACCGCCAGGCCGAACCCGAGCAGGGTGAGCGCATCCGCGACGGTCACGCCAATAGGGTGGCGCAGTCGGAGGTTGGAGGGAATTACACAGTTGTCAACATCTACGGATCTCCGGCCGCGGAGGACGATCTCGTCGCCGCGGGGAGGTCGATGCGGAGATCGCGGCCCGCTCGGACGAGTCCTGGCTGCCGGCCTTCGGAGATGCGACGGTAGACGGAGCGGACGTGCAGGCGCATCACGCTCGCGTATTCCTTCACGGTAAGGAGTTCCTCGCGCCGGGAGGCGATGGCGCAGGCCCGTGCACGGTCAGCGTCGATCGGGGTCATAGGCGCACCACCCCACGGGTTTCGTACACCGACGGCGGCTGCTCGCCCGCAAGGGCTCGTGTGCCCACCGTTAGGAGCGCCGTGATGCCGTCGATCTTGTGATGGGAATCTTTCCCCCCGGCCTTCCTGGGATAGATTTCGCCCTTGTGGTTCCGCAGCACCACGACGTTTGAGGCCATCCAGGTGAACACGGGGTCGGCGGCGTGGGCGAACCGGCGCTCGATCACGAGCTTCTCCAGCCATTGCATCGCCGGGTTGATAACGTCCACGGACTGCCCCACGGTGATCACTTCCGGCTGGTTGCCGAGACGGGCCATCAGCCGCTGCGACATCTGGGCGGCCAGCGCGCGGTCGAACGCGATCTCGCGGACCTGCAGCAGCTCGCACCAGGCGGCGATGTCGTCCTCGATGCGCTGGTAGTCGGTCGCGCCTCCAGGGGTCGCAATGAGGTAGCCCTGGCGCGCCCAGCCCCCGTACTGCGCGATGGGCGATCGCTCCACGGTGTCTTCCGGCAGGTAGAACCGCCCCAGCGCCGCATACTTGTCGGGCAGCTCGAAGAGGGCGACGACCGCGGCGATGTCGCGCACCTCCGCCAAGTCGACGCCAATCCAGCAGGGATAGGCGCGGAGGGTCTCGAGGGTGAGCGTCGGGTCGGCGCAGGCATGCCAGTCGTCCATGGGCATCCAGCTCGCCGCGGCCTTCACCCAGACGTTGAGGTGCTTGGTGAGGAAGTTGTTAATCGAGGGCGTGGTGTGTTCCGCCGCCCGGGCCTTCCGCTCGAGGTCATCGGGCTGTACGGACACGCCGTAGTTCGGATTGGCCTTCCGCCAGGTCGACGGCTCGCGCCAGTCGTCGCCCTCGTCGATGGTGTAGTTGATGCCAAAGAACGCGTCGTCCTCCAGCACGCCTTCGAGGATCTGGTGGAGGTACTGGAGCAGCTCGTAACAGATGCCGCCGATGTCGGTGCCGGCCGTCGTGGTGGCGAGCATGAGCGACTGCAGGCGCGCGCCGGTGGCCGTGTCGAGCACGTCCCAGACGGCCCGGGTCTTGTGGGCGTGCAGTTCATCGATGATTGCCAGCGAGACGTTCAGCGCGTCCAGAGTATGCGCATCCGCCGAGAGCGGCATGAACTTGCTGGCCGTCGCCGGCACCTCCAGGACGCGCGTCGTCTTGGCGCCGAGCTTGACGCCGAAGTACTCCCGGAACGCCGGCGTCCGCCGGGCCATTTCCCACAGGATCTCGGCCACGACCTTCGCCTGGTCACGCATGGTGGCGGCGCAGTAGCACTCCGCGCCGCTCTCCCCGTCAGACGTCAGCATGTAGGCCGCGACGGCCGCCGCCAGGGTGCTCTTGGCGTTCTTGCGCGGCACGAGCATCAGCGCCACGCGGAAGCGGCGCAGCCCGGACTCGGCCCGGAGCCAGCCGAAGAGTGTCGTGAGGAACCAGCACTGCCAGGGCTCAAGGCGCAATGGGTTCCAGACCGGCCGGCCGAGGTGGTCCTGGCCGATGATTCTGGCGAGTGGGCCCTTCACATGCGGGAGCTGCTCCGCGCCGAGGCAGACGCGTGAAGCCGCGACGGGATCGAAGCGGAACCGAAACCCAGGGTCGCCGCGGGCGGCCCGCTCGCGATCGCGGCGGTTCCGTGCACACGCCAGTTTCACCCACTTGCAGGCCGGGATCCGATCGGCGAGGATGTCGTCCTCATACCCACGGGCGAGGGCCACGTAGTCGCGCGCGCTCATTGCCCGGCCACCTGCGCCCACGCATTCACCGACACGGCCGCCGCCGCCGGCTGGGACTCGGCCGGCCTGCCCATCCCCGTGAGCTTGAACTGCAGCAACTTCGTCTCCAGCCGCTGCGTCACCGCCTGGATCTCTTTTCGCACCTTGTGCACTTCCTCGGCGTCGCGCTGCCGCTCGAGTGTCCGCTCCTCCTTCATCAGCTTGTCCTTCCGCGCGGCCTGCTCGCAAAGTTCGCGGAACCCCGGCACATGGGCCGCGGTGAGCGTGCGCTGGGCCAGGGCGAACGGCGCGTAGCGAATCCAGTAGGTCCGCTGGTCGCGCGGCAGACCCCGGGGGGGCGTGAGGAGCGGGTCACTGACCAGATCCGATGGCTCAGCGACGGGAGACTGCGGGAGACGCACCCCGTTCATGCCGATGACTACGGCCCGCTTCGACCCCCGTTTCCGTCCCGCGCCGACTCGAAAGCCCCCGCGTGGCATGTTTGATTTATCCCCTTTCAATCCTGTGATTTATGAAAACCTTTGATTTCTCATTTCTGTGCGCGCGGGACAGACGCGCGGTCTCCAGCTGTACGCGCCAAACTTTCGATCCCCCCTCCCGTCGGCGCGCTCGCGCGTTGGCCCACGTCCTCAGCGAGCGTCAGCCGGGAGTGGCAGCGACGGCAGAGCGGCACCAGGTTCTCGGCATCGAGCCGGCGTGTGGCATCGGTCCGCACGCGCACGACGTGGTGCACCTGGGTCGCGATGGTCACCACCCCCTGCTCGAAGCAGTGCGCGCATAGGGGTCGCTGGTTCAGAAGGCTGGCGCGCGCGTCGCGCCAGGCGCGGTCGTATCCACGGGCGTGTGCGCTCCCTCGATATTGGTCCTGCTGTCTCAGGCGAGCCATCCGGCGGGCGCGCTGACAGGCGCATTCCTGGCCGCCCGGCACCAGCGTCCGGCAGCGTGAGCAGACCCGGCGCGGAGGCACCGGGCTCATGCGTGGATCTCCCGCACGTCCGGCGGGTCGAGGCTCAACCGGATCGCCGTCCACCGAGCGAGGTTCGTCTCGCTGATGGCCTGGTTGACGACCAGGTCGATGTCCTTCGCCGTGTCGTTGTCGATGATCGCGTGCGCCTTCAGGCCGTCGAGGACCGGCTTCAGGCCGCCGGTCAGGTTGTCCGGGTCGAGCCAGTGATGCGCCGGCGCGTAGCGGGTGACGCGCACCTCGACGCGCGCCTTCGGCGGACGCGGCCACGCCAGCGGCCGGCGGACGTCGGCCCGCGCCGCGAGCAGCGCCTGCCCGAGGTCGTGATGCCACGCGGCACGCAGGCTGCGATACTTCCAGGCGTTCGACAGGCGGATGTTGGCGAACTCGTTCAGGCTCGGCGTCGCCCGGTAGACCGTGAGCGTGAGCGTCATCCCGTCACCTCCGTGACGCCGCCCTGCTGCCGCAGCATCGCATGCCACTCCCGCGAGCTGCAGCGCGGCTTGTGGTGGCACCACTCGTCATACGCCTCGGGCGCCGGAGCATGACTCGCGGACGTGCGCATACTGTCTGGCGCAGGCGCCGTCGCCTGGGCCTCCAGCCAAGACGCCCACTTGCAGAGCTGCCCGATCGACAGCGGCGCGGACGCGATAGGCCGATGCCGGCTCATCAGGTAGGCGTCGATGAGCCAGGCCCACTTGCCAGGGTCTGGATACCGCGCGAGAAACTCCACCAGAGATCCTTGCTCCACCGCTCGACACGTCAGCGGCAGCGTCGCGTCACGCAGGGCAAGGGCTTGCGTGCGAAAGAGTTCCCAGAGCCGTTCGCCGTCCCCCTCGCGCGCGCGCACAGACACCGACCGAAGGGAGGTGTCTGTACTGGGATCGGGATCGGGATCGGGGGGATGCGTACATGCGCGTTTCATCGGCGTTTGTAACAGCGTTACATCTTGCGTTACATCGCCGTTACCGTGCGCGTACCCGTGCCGTTTCCGCCAGTCGGTAACGCGCGCGTGCGTGCGTTTCCGGCGCGCCGTCACCTGGCCCTTCGACGGCTGGTACTCGTGGTAGTCGTGGACGCGGTAGCCGGAGTCCGTGACCTCCCAGAGCCCGACCTCAACCAGGCGCTCGGCCTCGCGATCCACTCGCGGGATGCTGAAGGTGGGCAGGGCTGCGGACGGAATATACCCGTCCGTCAGGTGCTCTGAGCAGTACGACAGCCCGCACACCCAGAGCCAGCAGGCCATCGGCCCAGCCTGCAACTGTTTGGGGTGTCGGTGTGCGTGATCGTCAATGCGAACCCAGGACATGTGGCTACTCGCCTTGCGAAGACTGGATATTCAAACGAGTTAGGCCGGTCGCTTCAGGGTCGTCACCTTGACGCGCCGGGCGCGTCGCTGCGCGCGCACCTGATCGCAGGCCGCGCACGGACACTTCTGCAGCCGCGCGTTGTGCAGCACGAGCTGTGCCCGGTCGGCGGGCTGCGTCACCGCGTAGCGAGGCCCGTCCTGAGCCCAGCCGGCCGTCAGGAAGCCACAATGCAGGCACCGCTGCCGCAGCATGGCCGGCACGGCCGGCGCGTCGCCTGCAGCCTCCTGCGCAGCCTCCGGGTGCATCGTCAGCTCGTGGTCGCCGAGCCGGCACCGGATCTGCCGCGACCAGCCGGCGAGTCGTGCGCGCCAGGGCGTCATTTCTGCCCCTCCTTCCACGCCAGCCACGCGGCGCGACGCGCGAGCAACGTCATGATCGGATGCGTCGTGTCCTCGCTAATCGTCGTGGCGCTGTCCAGCACCGCCCGTGCGAGGGCGAGGTCCGCCTTCAATCCAGCGAGAACCGCATGGAGGTTCTTCCGCGTCACCTCCGCCTCGGCTGCTTCATGCCTTCGCGCCTCCACTTCGTCGGCACGGCGGCGTTGCTCGCCGACCTGACGCTGCAACTCGTGAATGGCAAACAGCGCCGCCGCGACCACATCCGAGACGGCGGCATCGCTGAACGCGAACGGTGGCCTGTTGTTGCCGCGCCCGTCCAGCATGCGTCGCCAGTCGTGCAAGAACGTGAGCGCTTCCGTCAGGGCGGGGCTGTCTGGTGCCGTTACAGCGACATCAGCAACGCCGGGCTGATTCTCGGCCCCGGCATCTCCTTGCGGAGCAGCCCCATGACGTTTCCGCGGGCGCTCCTCTTCTGCCGCCATCTCCCACGTATGGCGCCCGCCGTGCCCAGCCTGCCGGTCGCACCGCGCCATCGTCGGCCCCTGCGCCCAGCACAGCCGGGCCTCGGGCGCGGGAAGGTCAGGAACATGGACGGGGGTCATCGCTTGCGCTCCATCCACCATCCGACAATAACGCCGATGACGGTGCCTAGCGCGACGGCCCCGACGGTCCTCAATAACCAGTTCGCCAGCTCCGCGTCGAGGTTCGTCATCGCTCCCCCCTCCCCGCCATCGCACAGAGGCCGAGGCCCAGCACAGCCAGGCACGCGCCGAGCATCGCGCCCACGCCCACACCGATCCAGAACGTCATGGCGTCACCTGCTCGCGCGACTCCACGCCGCGCACAAACGACAGCGCGTCCACCTGGTAGCCCTGCCGCTGGGCGTCTTCGAGGTCGGCCGTGAGCTGCTGCCAGCGCGCCTCGAACACCCGCAGCCGCCGCACCTCAGCCTTGAGCTGCTCGCAGTAGACCTGGCACGGGCCGAGGTCGTCGGGCGTCGTGAGCAGGATCATGACCGGCGCTCCCGTGGCGGGAGGAGGCTCGGCGCCTCCCCGTTCCGCTCCTTCGTGCCGGTCCAGACCGTCTCGAAAGGCCCATCGCCCTTCCGCGAACCGGTGGCCGGGGACGGACCCACAGGCGGGGCCGCCTGCGTCCCAGCGACCGCCCCCGGCCGTGGCTGGTGCGCGAGCTGGTAAAGGCCGCCACGCTTCTGTGTGCCGACCCGGCACACCGCGCCATCGGCCATCAGCCGGTTGAGCGTGTAATAGAACCGGCTGTCCTTGAGCCCGCTCTGGCGCCGCAACGCCTGCCCATCGAGCGGCGTCGCCGCGCTCCCCAGGGCGCTTAGAATCGCGGCCCCTGGCGTGAACGCAACCTTCGCCGGCTGCTGACGTCCGTTCGTCTTCGCGCGCGCCTTGGCGGAGGGCTTCCGCAGCGCCGTCTTCAGCGCGCCCACGTCAGCGAGGCGGTCCACCATCGTGTGCACGTCAGCGGGCGTGACGGCCGGCGTCGCGCCGTGGGCGTCCTCGACCACCTTGGCGAACCGCTCGAGCGCGCGGATGATCTCCCAGGTATGCTCGCAGTGGGCCTTGAGCTCGATGATGGCGGCGCCGATCGCGGTCATGCCGCACCTCCAGGCTCAGGCGCGGTGGGCTGCACCCGCGCCCGGCGGGAGGCGTTGAGCGCGTCAAAGACGTGCCTGGTCCTGTGCGTGTGGACGTCGCCTGTGCTGGGCTGTGCTGGCGTCCGTATGCCCGCCTTGCGCTCGAGGGCATCGAGCAGCCGGTAGTTGTGGCGCAGGGCGTCATTGGCGGTCGACTCGGCCTTGCGCCGGCGAGCCCGCTCCCGCCACAGCACGCGGAGGAGGATGATGTCGCCCACGCCGAGCACGCCGGCGAGGAGGAAGAGGCTGTCCATGTCTACACCTCCTGGGCCCGCCAGAGCGTGCGCCGGGCCCCGGCGCAGCCGTCGGTGATGCCGGCGCTCACAACCAGGCCCGCGGCCATGAGCGTGTTGCGAATGCTGTTGATGGTCGCGAGCGGCAGACCCGTCGCGTCGTGGGCGGCGTGGTCAGTGGCCGGGCCGTGCCGGCGCAGCCACTGCATGTAGAGCTGCGTCTTCACGCCGCGGCGCTCACGGGCGACGACGGCGCCGGTGTAGCTCGCGTGGCGGCTGTGCACGGTGCCCTTCTGGGCGAACGGCAGGGCGGGCTGAGCGAGGTTCATGACTCCCTCGTGGTGTGGAAGACGCTGCTGGGCACGGTGATGACGGGCGTCGTGGTGGAGTCGGCCGCGCGGTCGATGAGCTGGCGCGCCAGGCGTTCGTTCTGCGTCAGCAGCGCCCGCACCTGGCGGTCGGACTCGTCGCGACTGTCACGGATGAACCGCTGGGCGGTCAGCGCGCGGTCGAGCTGCGTCCGCTGCGCCCCGATGACGTCGAGCAGGAAGGCGATCGCGAACAGCCAGAGGACGCTCGCGCCGACGGCACCGATGATGAGCCAGGCGATGGTGCTCATGCCGCCCCACGCTTCTTCGCCGCCTTTCCGGCGGGCTTCTTCGCCTCGGCGGCGATCAACTTCTTGACGGCCGCCTTCCCGGGAGTCGCTTCGGCCGCCATCGCGGCTTCCGTGGCCTTCATCGCCTTCTTCACGTCGAAGTATCCGTTGACGGCTCTGAGGGCGCGCTCAGCGCCGTCAACGGCATACAGGTCGGCCAGCGCATTGGCGAGCACCCAGGCGCGGCCGAACGTCTCCGGCGTCAGCTTGCCGACGGCCCTGATCGCCACGGGGGCCTCGTGGTAGCACCTGTCCTCAAGCACCGCCTGCAGGAGCTTCGGTGTCGTCTTCACCTTGGCGGACGCGGCGATGATGACCTGCTCGACGTCCGGCTTGACGCGCGCCCAGATCGCCTGGACGCGCTTGCGCTCTCGCTCCTGCTCGTCCCAGGTCATCCGCCGGTCAGTTGTGGCGGATGCGTCGGCCTTCTGCTTGGGCGGCCAGTGCGTCGTGCAGCCCTTTTTGTCGCGGCAGACGAAGACGACGTCGCCCTTGCGTTGGCCGAACACCACGATGGCCCGCGCGGCGGACGTGCACCGCTTGCCCGTGACCTCCCGGAAGTCCTTATTGAGCCGTAGCACGCCGGCCGGGATGTCCCCGCGCGCGGGCGACTGGCCGAACCGATCGAGCGCAACCTCGTGCAGCTCGTGTCCGCCGTCAGCGGCACGGGCCGCCTCCGCGGCCTCCGGGAACAGCGACTGCGTCTCGGTGTCGTCTATCAGCGACGCTACGGTCAGCCGCGTCCGCTTCTCCACCCACTCGCGCAGGTCACTGAGCGGCTCGAGGGTCTCCACGGTGCCGGACTCCTGGCCGTCATCGTGAAACCGGAACATCGGCATCCAGACGGCTTCACGGAGCGCGTGCACCTGGAGCTCCGGCGTGAGTTTCGTGAGCAGCTCCGCCCGGGCGACGTCCATCCGCCCTTCGCGCAGCGCGGCCTGCGCGTCCTCGACCAGGCCGAGCAGCTTCAGCCGGCGGCCGACGTAGGCCGGCGACTTCCCCACCGCCGCAGCCACCGAGGCCGCCGTCGCGCCGGGGATGGCGAGCAGCACCTGGTAGCTCTCGGCCTCGTCGAGCGGGGCGAGGTCTTCGCGCTGCAGGTTCTCGACGATCGCCGTCTCGCGCGCCTGATCGTCGGTGAGCTCGCGGATGGTGACCGGCACGGTCTCGAGGCCAAGCTCCTGCGCGGCGGCCAGGCGGCGGTGGCCGGCGACGACTTCGTAAGTGTCCTGCTCGTCGCGCTCAATGCAGCGCACCAGCAGCGGCGTCAGGATGCCGTGGGTGCGGATGCTCTCGAGCAGCTCCGCGGCGGCTGCGGCGTTGTAGGACCGCCGCGGGTTCGAGGCGGCGGGCCAGATCTGGTCGAGGGGCAGGATGTGGACCGCGTCGGCTGGGGCGATCATGTCACTCCTCAGTGGGGCTGACGGTGAATGGCAGCGTCCGATCGCCTCGGGCCGCCGCACGCAACTCGCTGACGAGTCACTCCCGGTGCCGGCGGGCCGTCTTCAGGTTGTCCTTAAGCAGGTCGATCGCGGCATCCGCGGCGTCAATGCGCTCGTCGAGGTCGCGGAGTTGCTCGCGGAAACGCGCCGAGTCAATCAGGTCGGCGAGGCGGCCGCCGTCGGTCACCGAGGTATCAGCACGGATCTCGCCGGTCGTGGGGTCGACGGTCTCACTCATGGGGTCCTTCCGGTGACGGCGAGGCGCACGCGGTGTCGGGTGTAGGCACTGAGCGCCGCGATCGCCGTGATGGTGTCGTCGCCGGCATACTGGATGGCGTCCGCCTCCTGGTCGGTGATGGTGCCGTCGGCCAGGGCCTCGCCAAACTGATGCAGCAACTGCCCGAAGGTCGCGACCGCCCGGGCCGCATGCTCCTGGTCCACGCCTCGGCCGATGGACGACTCGATGCGCACGAACACGCCGCCCACGGCGCGCGCCAGATAGGTCACGAGCGCGTCGTTCTCGGAGGCGAGGGTAAGGGGCACAACCATTCGGAGCGGCGGATAGTGGTCTTCGTCGTACCGGCTGCACTCCTTGCCCAACGTCGACTCGGTCCGGCCCACGCGCTCCGCGATCTCGCGGAGCGGACGGTCGGAGTGATGGCCGAGGCAATCCAGCGCCTCTTTGAGATCGAGGGGTTGGCAGGGGTGACCCGAGCGGCAGCGCTTGCGTGTGGTGCTGCTCACCGGGCGACCCTTTCGTGACGGGTTTCGCCCGCGGCTTTCCGCTGACGCGGCGCGCTGGCAGCAGTACGGTTGCGTCGTGCCATCGCGTCACCTACGCCGAGTAGCGCAACCGGATCGCGCGCCGATCGAACGCGCGGAATCCGCCAGCCAGGAACTGCTCGACGTCCTTCCGTGCCCAGCGGTACTTCTTGTCCATCCCGAGCGGCGTGGTCGGCGAGGTCATCGGCGGGAGCGGGAAATCCCCACGGCGCAGGCCGCGCCGAATCGAGCGCACGCTGGTGCGCAGGGCGCGGGCCAGATCCGTGATGAGGAGCACCGCCGGCAGGTCGTAGGGGTTCTGGGGGGCGCTCATCGGCCGGCTCCCGAGTCGGTGACCGACGCCAGCACGAGCTCGACCAAGCGGCGCGCGGCCTTCTCCGTGGCCGTGCCTGCCGAGGGCCAGGCGGCGCGATCGCGCGGCGGTGGCACCAGCGCGGACTGCCGGACGGCGGCCGCCAGGTCGAAGAGCTTCTCCACCTGGCCGAAGGTGGGCGACTCGGACGCGCGGTGCAGCGCCTTCAAGGCGTCGAGGTGATCGAGGAGTGCGTCGAGCGCGACGGCGGCGTACGACGTGACGACGCGGCTCATGCGAGCTCCGTCGCCGCAGCAAAGGTGTCCTCGGACACGATGGCAATCGGCGCGCCGGCCCGTCTCAGCTGGATCGCCTTGGCGACCTTGGTGCCGAACCCTCCGAACTTCCAGTCGGGACTCCCCAGACTGCCGACGATGAGGACGTCCACCTGGCGCGAGACGCCGGACTTGAGCGTGCCGCCGCGGGCGACGACGGCCTCCTCGCACACCTCCCGCGGCGCGAACGCGAAGTCCCCGGTCAGGCAGCAGCGGGCGTGCGCGAGGTCGAGCCGATGAACGCCGTCGAAGATGACCGAGACCAGGCGGGGCGGCGGGGGCCCGGCGTCGATCCGTCCCTGGCTGTGCACGGACACCGGATCGCCCCCGCACACCGGGCAGGCGCCTGGGGTCAGGACGGCCTCGCGGAACCAGGCGGCCGCCTCGAAGATGACCCCCCCGTGACGGCGCGCGCCGGTGGCGTGCGGCCGCGTGAACCAGACGCAGGTTGCGTCCCAGTGGTGGCCGTCGGCGCACGCCCCCGTCACCTCGTACGGGTAGAGCCCGCCGGGGCCGTGGATCTCCTGATCGCGGTCGGCCTCGGTCCAGAACGTCCGCTGCCGCCGGCGGTTCGGCTGCAGCTCGGGCGGCACCACCGGTTCCGGGCCGGGTTCCGCCTCCGGCTCGGGATCCGGCGTCCCGACCGTCACCACCTCAACCTGGCGGCGGAGGGCGTCCTCCTCGGGGTCGGCCTTCAGTGCCTCAAGCAGCGCGCCCTGGTTGGCGACCATCTCGTCGGTCACGCGCCCGGATAGGAGCGTCTGGACTGGGCTCGCGCACGTTGGACAGGTCCGCAGGTAGGGCCAGGTGCAGCGGTAGGTGGTGCCGCAGGCCTGGCACTCGACGAGGAAGCGCACGGCGTGATCGGTGGCGGTCATGCGGCACTCTCCGTGGTCGGGGACTCGGGAACAGGCTCAGCGTTCGGGGGCAGGAGGGACTCGATTGGAATGTTCGCGGCCGCGGCGATCTTGATGGCGATGGGCAGCGAGGGCGTCCGCTGGCCATTCGCGATCATCGAAATGTAAGGCGACCCGACGCCAATCCGTGCGGCGAAGTCCTCAATGCGCGTGTCTGTCTGTCGGAGGTAATCACTGAGACTGGAGTAATGCGCGTTCACGGAGTGTAAGATACTCACTTTATGTGAGGTTGTCAATAGGTGAACTCACATTTCGTGAGACCCATTGACGCGTAAGGACTTATGCCGCGCGCTCACTTGCTGTGAATATGTCTAAGTGCTATCGTCCGGGCGTGACCGCGAATGAGACCTTCCGCCAGAACGTCTTCAGACTGCTGGCTGAGAAGCAGTTGCGGCCGAAGGACATGCAGCAGGCCGTCGGGAAGAAGGGGACTGGCTGGGCCAGCATGCTCAGATCGGGTTCGCGTGACACGCCCGTGAAAACGGCGGAGAGGATCGCCGCGTTCCTCGGTGAGCCGCTTTGGTCCCTCTACATGGACGACGCCACGCGACAGAAGGCCCGTGACCTGATCCGTCACGGCGCTTCTGGAGGATCGGCCTCCGCGCCTGGAGGAACCGCCGATGCCGCTACGCCTAGTGACCCGGCCGTCGTCGAGCAGTTGCAGCAGGCCATCGCAATCCTCACCCGCGCTGTCACCGCGCTGTCTGGCGAAGCTCCGCCTGCTCGCCAGGCTCCGCCCGCTCACCATCCCCGTCATCGAAAGGCTGGTTGATGACCTACTCGCGGACGTCTGCTACGAACCCACGGCGGAGGGCCTCGCAGCGGCACGGGTGGACGAAGGGTGAGCGATGACGAATCTCACAGAGCTTAAGCTCTCGGCGAGTCGGCGGTTTGAGTTACGGGTCGTCGGAGAGTCCTTCTACCAACCCGCCCTGCGCCGCCTGGTCGAGACCGGACGCCCCATGCGATCAGACCCAGGAAACCAGCCAGGCTGGAATGACGACGCCTACGAGGCGCGGGTGAGCCTGCAGCCTGAGCCGACGAACGCGCACGATCCCAACGCGATTCGTGTTGCCGATGCGAACGGCGAGACGCTCGGCTACCTTAGCCGCGACGACGCGATCGAATACAAGTCCTGCTTCAATCTCTTGGCGGAGCATGGTCGAATGGCCGTCTGCCGGGCTCGCGCCTGGGCTCCGGGGCCAGAGGCCACAGTCACGCTCACGCTGGATGTGTTCAGGCCAAGGACCGTGTTGGCCGGCCTGCGAAAGGCCTTGGGCACCGTCGATGCGAAGGGTGCGCGGGCGGGAGCGGCCGCGGCGGTCAAGAAACCTGGCTGCCTGGGTGTGATCGTGGCGGTCGTGTTCGCGGTCGCCATTCCGATCTGGTTTGTCTTACCGTGACGCGATGAGGGAGACCTGAGGGTAAGGAGGCCGAATGCCTGAGCAACCCGCGGCGGGTGAATCGCCGCACCCGGGTGCATCGGCGGGGCTGGAACCGGTGACGCTCGTGGTGCCAGGGATCCCGCAGCCCGTGACGACCGACACCGTCTACGTCGCGTTCACCGCGGAGATCAACGCGAACACAATCGAGAGCCTCCTGGCCGTCATCGCCGGCCTGATCAATCAGCGACTTCCCCGTCTCTACCTGCTCCTGTCGACCCCTGGTGGGAATGTGATGCACGGGCTGACGCTCTACAACGTGCTCCGGAGCGTGCCCTGCGAGCTGACGGTGCACAACGTCGGCAACGTGGATTCGATTGGCAACGCGATCTTCCTCGCGGGGACGCGCCGGTACGCGTGCCCGCATTCCACGTTCATGTTCCACGGCGTGGGATTCGACCACCAGCCAGGCGTGCGCCTGGAGGAGAAGTTCTTACGGGAACGGCTGGATTCGATCCACGCGGACCATCGACGGATCGGGGGGATTCTCCAGGAACGCACGCAGCTCGGCGCCGACCAGGTGGAGCGCCTCTTCGCTGAAGCGCAGACCAAGGATGCGGCATTTGCCGTTGGCTGCGGGATTGTTCACGAGATCCGCGACGTCCAGCTCCCCGCAGGCGGTCCCGTAGTCTCGCTTGTATTCAAGCGCTAGCCCGTCAGGGATGGGGTTGGTTTCGCCCAAGCGCATGATCGTGTCCATAGATACTATCGGCGTTTCGTGGGAAAAAGGCAAGACGCCAGGACGCGGCGGCCCGCGAGCCCCGCGACGCCACGGCGAGGGTGAATGATGGCCACTGACAATCACTGGGTTCGCCAAGCCGTCTACTACCGGAACGAGTTTGCCCAGTCGGCCGGCCAACTCGTCGGGATGGTGACGGGCTTGGTCGCCGATCGCCAGGTCGAAGGCCGCGTATCTCGCGGACCCCTACTTTCAGTTCGCGCAGGAGCATGCGGGCACACGCCACCGGTACTCGGCCGAGGAGATGGAGGCCAACTGGCGCGTGATCGGCTTCGGCCGCGCGGTGCTCCAGGATTGTTGGGAGCTCTTCCAGTCGCGACACCCCGGGACAGAGAGGGGGGCTGATGGCTAAACACCCAAAGAAGAAGATCAAGACCGGCGGGCCGTACGTTGCGACGGCCGTCCTGTGTGAGCGCGTGCTCCACGAACGCGATAACACGGTGAGTCTGATCCGCATCGTGGATCGGCTGACGGTCTCCGCCTCGGCTGAGGCACCGGAGGAGATGCCGCCGGTGCACGTGAACAACCTGACGGCCTTCCTGTCGTTCAAAGCCGGGTTCGCTCGGGGCAAGTATCAGGTGACGCTGCGGCCCGTGGCTCCGTCTGGGGCGGTCTTGCCAGAAGTGTCGATGCCGGCGTTCTTTGAAGGCGACGAGCGCGGCGTCCAGCACCAGATCGCCCTCGCCTTGCAGTTACACGAGGAAGGGCTCTACTGGTTCGAGGTGTTGATTGAAGGTGCCGTGCTTACGCGGATGCCACTACGAATCCTGTACCAACGGGTCGCGTTAATGGCACCGATGACGACGTCGTGATGGTCAACGCGGGAGGGGTCGCCCCCAAAGCCAGTTCCACGTAGTAGGTCCGGAAGGCTCCATCGAGGAGCGTGTGGAATTCCCCGCGCGTCCAATCTCCGTTGCTGTACTCGGCCAGGTAGAGTTCAAGTTCGAGTGCTAAGTCCTGCGCGCGCCGATCGCCACGGTTTGAGGCCTTATGCAGCGCGCTGGCCACATGCGCAGTCAGTTGTCGCAGTGTCTGCCGGCCAGCCAGGTAACTGGCGACCTGCTCCCGAAGGGTGATTTCGAGCGATGCCATCTCAGGCTCCGGTTCACCTCTTGACGAGTCAGGAGCTACGCGAACGGTTCAACCGTGGTCAGTACGCCGAGCGTTTGGCTCAGGGCGAGTTTACCGCAGTTCCAGGCCGCCGGGATCGGCATTTTGCGAAGCCGGTCCGGGGCATGCCGCCCTGCACACTGAGCCAGGTCGTCGCCTATCGTGGCCCCAGAGGCCGGACCATCGCGGTGGTGCATCAATACCGCCTCGCCGACGGGCGGCTCGGTGCGAGCGGCAAGCCCGACCCCAAGTTCCTTGTTGAGGACGGCGTCGTTTACCAGGTCGAGCCAGAGGATCACTGAACAGCTATGCCGCGCTCCCCACGTAAGCGCCTCGGCGAAGGGATCTACCGCGACGCCACCGGGTTGTCCGCCGTCGTCGGGGTGCGCGACCGGCAGCGCGAGAAGCGCTTCCCGTTCGGCACGCCGCTCGAGGAACTGCGCGCCTGGCGCAAGCGGACACGGGTCGACCTCGAGGCGATCGCCCCGCGCGCCACGCGGGGCACCCTGGCGGCGGACATCGAGGCCTACCTCCGCCAGATCAAGGCGCTCACTAGCGCGCGGACCCGGACGTCCGAACTGAAGGCGTGGGCCGCGAAGTTTGGGAAGGTGCCCCGCAGCCGTCTCACGCCGGCGATCGTGCGCGAGACCATGGGCGTCTGGGCCGACGCCGGCGTCGCGCCGAAGACGATCAACAACCGCGTGCAGTCGCTGGCCACGATGTGGCGGGCGCTCGACGGGGCCAGGGCTATGACGCCGTGTGATGAGATCACGGCCCTGCACGTCGAGCGCACGCCGCCCGTGGCGGTGAGCCCGGCGACGATCAGGCGCGTGGCCACCGCCCTGGCGAGGCGAGAGAAGGACGGCTGGCTGCCGACGGCAAAGACGCGGGCCCGGTTCATGGTGCTCGCGGCGTGCGGCCGTCGGCCGAGCGAGTTAATGCGCGCCCAGCCGGAGGACGTGGACCTCACGCGGCGGGTCTGGGTGGTCCGCGACGGGAAGGGCGGCTGGTCCCCAGGGGTCTACCTCAACGACGACATGGTCGCGGCCTGGCAGGTGTTCATCGCGGCGCAGGCGTGGGGTCCCTACAATACGAGCTCGTTCGCCGAGGCCCTCCGGGAGGCCGGCTGGCCGACGGGCGTCCGGCCGTACCAGCTCCGGCACTCGGTCGGGATCTCGCTCTCGGAGGCCGGAGTCGACCTGGCGGACGTCCAGGCGCACATGGGGCACGCCCGGATCGCGACGACGCGGAAGTTCTACGTCCCGGTGCTTGGGGCGCGCCTGGAGGCCGCAGGACGGGCGATCGAGGGGCGGATAGGCTGGAAGCCAAAGGGACGGAAGACGACGCGCCACGCGCCAGCTAGGGGCCGACGCAAGGCATCGTAG